TGCTGACGACCTTGTTTGCCATCACGCCCTCCTGGCTACCGTCACGTACTCGCCCGGCCCACGGTCACGCTGCTCTTGACGTGCAGACCGGGCCCGGCACGCATGGCAGGTCACCTCGTCAGCAGCCCACTCGGTACGAAGCTCGAAGTCCGTCGTCAACGTCAACGGGTTCCCACAACCAGGGCAGCGGTCCTCATCGACGTGGAGCCACGCCAACGCCTTGTCCTGGTCGTCGTCAGACCATCCGAGGAACGTCGAGTGCTCTATTCCTCGGGGGGCGCAGTAGGCAAGTTCGGCGCGGAGTCGCGGGTCTCTCCGGATTTCCGCAACCCAAAAGGGACCCTGGACGGCTGCTCGCACGCCTCGAACGCGGTCGCGTACAGCGGCGCTGTCGCCCACGCACCCCAGCCGTCCCAGATCTCTTTCCACTGCTCCACGGTGAACTCGTGAGACACACAGGTCGCGTGGAGTAGCGCCGGGGCGAACGTGTCCTCATCCCACCGGAGGGTCTTGTCCTTCGACGGATGGTCCGCCATCAGCTGCCGATAGGCGGGACGGGACAGCTCGCGGAACGTGAACGTCTCGGCCAGGTCGGTTGCGTCCAGCTTCAGCTTCTCGAGGTTGGCCTCCATCTTGGCGGCCCGGTTCGGAAGGTTCTGCGTTTCGTCGATGTGGCGTTGCCGGACCAGCGCCGTCTCGATCTGGTCGATCTCGTTGACGAGTTCGTCGTCGTGGACGACCACGGCGACAGACTTCTCGCGCGGCTTGCGGCGTGCCTGTAGATCCTCGAAAGAGGTTCCCACGTTGTCCTCCTAGACGTGGGTGGTGGCCCGCCCCGAGGGAGGACGAGACGGGCCACCACGGTTTACGCGAGTGCGACATCCTCCTGCGGCACCTCGGGAACGGCGCAGGACACGGTGAACCCGGTGGGCTCGTTGCGGGAGTAGTCGGCAGGGGTGCGGGTGATGACCTCGATGGGCCACACGTCCACATAGTCGCCCACGGCGAGTGCGTTGTCCGTGCCGGTGCCGCCACGGCGGGCGACCACCACGTTGGTTGCGGTTCCGCGGGTGAGGAGGTTCCACATCGTGTCGTTGGCCTGGACGTCGTCACGGAAGAACTCGAACGTGACCTCCTGGCCGCCGTAGGTGCCGGGCGCCGTCTTGTTGTACTTCGACAGCGCGTCGGAAACGTCGACCGTGGACCCCTCGAGCGGGGTAGACATCGACCGGACGAACCCGGTCCCGTTGGTGCCCGCTTGGACCTCCACGAGGGTGGTTGCGGAGGTGTCCGCGATGGTTTCGACGAAGTGGACCTGGAGTGTCCCGTCGGGGATGAAGCGTGCCATGTGTTACTCCTTCTTCCGGCCGGAGTCCGGCTCCTGTTCGGGGGGTTTCCGGCTCTTGGGCCGGGGTTTCCGGACTTTTGTCCGGGGGTCTTCCCAGCCGCGTGTTCGGGCGTGGGGGACGGCTGCGGCGGCGATCAGGGCTGTGTGGCCGGTGACCTTGTGGCGCATGAGGACGTGAGACATCAGGACTCCTTACGGACGGGATCTCAAGCGGGCGTCGACCAGAGCGTCCAACGGTCCACCCCGAAGAACAGCTCGTGCAGATCCGGATCACGGGTCGTCCCAGCAGACAGGTCCGTCCAGACCTGCACCGAACGGCCCGACACGGACACCCCGCCCAGCATCGCCGTAGCAACCTGGTCGCGCAGCACCTCAACCCCACGGGCAGACGTAGCGACACAGCGGGTCTGGATCTCCATGTTCCCGTCGTCATACCGGGCACCGACCGGGCCGCGGAACCCCGGACCGGACGTCGTCTCCACCGTCACGTACGGGGCCGTGAGGACGGTCCCCGACTGGTCGCGGCCGTGCCCCTCACCGACCGTCAACGGGACCGCACGCAGCAGCGTGACGACCGCCATGAAGTGGTCTGCGTAGGAGGCGAGGTTCACAGTGTCGACGCCTCAGCCATACGGTCCTGCCACCGCTCCATGTCCCGCAGGGACGCGCCATACAGGTCCATCTTCGATGGCATGTTGACCGTCCCGAACTGCAGGTAGCGGGCCACGAACCATGTCGGGCCGACCTCGCGGGCATAGTCGTCGCCGCGGACCTCGGAAGTGTTCTCCACCGAGTCGCGGGTGGTGCCCTCCCCGACAGGGATGTCGGCACGCTGTGCTTCGTCGATCCGTTCGGCAGCCTCGTCGGTGATCTCGACGATCCGCTGCTGGATCTGTGCCGCTTCGTTTGCGAACTCCCCGGCGACGGCCTGCCATCCGGTGATATACAGGGTCCCGCGGACACCAAGCGTCGTGGTGCGTGACCGGGCGGCGAGCCGTGTCGAGATAGCCATCAGCTCTGCTCCTCGCACAGCAACGTGCGTACCGTGGTCAGATCGCCCTTCGGCGCGTCCAGCACCCGCAAGCTCATCCCGACCGCGTCACTGTCGGCCGAAGAGTCGACCGTCACGTCGTCGTCGATCAGGGACGACACCGACGCCGGGACCGTCAGCTTGTAGGTCTTCAACGACCGGGCACGATCCCCCGCCTGCACGACCCGGACCTCGTTCGGCATCGGCTGCAACAGGCAGACACCCGAATACACCGCGACCGTGCCGGGGACATACTGTGTGCCGTCCCAGGTGACGTTGTCCGGGTCGGGACGGGTAATCGTGCACGTCGAGTCCTGCCACGCCGTACGCAGCCGTGTGAGCAGCCCTGTAGGCATCACAGGCCCAGGCTGTCAGCGCGGTAGCTGTTGCCCGGCAGGTCGTAGGTGAAACCGTACGGGTGGGTGACCTCGATGGACGCCATCCCAGGCTGGCCGGCAGACTTGCGGACCGTCCGGACCTCGGCGTCCGTCAGATAGATCCCGGTCGCAGACTCGAGTTCGTACTGGTAGTCGCCTTGACGTTCAGACTTGACGCCGTAAGGGTTCAGGAACCCTCGCAACGCGGCCCGGCACACCACTGCGACCACTGTGGCCGGCGCGGAAGCGTTCCACGACGTCTGCGTGGCATCATCGACCAGATCGAGCACCAGCGCTGAGGCGTCGTCTATCGCAGCCTCAGCCCGGCCCTGGTCGCCGGGGTCGATACCGCCGTCCACACGGGTGGACATCTGCACGAACGTGGCAAGCGCCATCAGACCACCTCACGTAACGACAACTGGACAGCGGCGAACGTCACGTCAAGACAGCGCGTCGACGATGTCGGCCTTGGTCATCCCGTCGGTGTCGACGCCCTGGCTGGCGGCGTACGACTTCCAGACGGCCTTCGTGTCGGACGAGGACGGATTGTCGGACCCCTCGCCGTGGACGGAGTTCGACTTGGTTCCGATGCCGAGACTGTCGGGCTGGTCTTCGGGCAGTGCGTGAAGAACGGTTCGGTTGTCAGCCACGATGGCTCCTTTAGAAGTGAAGGCCCGGCCCCGCGAACGGGGCCGGGCTCAGGATCAGGAGACGGCAGTGGTCAGCTTGAAGACCCGTCCGGCGTCGACGACCGCAGCACCCGCGAAGGTGGACACAACCGAAGCGTCAGACAGGATGTCAGGCTGGCCCTGGAAGATGTGACGCAGCGAGATGCCACCTTCCGAGAACACCGCCGTGTCCGTCGCGTATGCGACGCCAGCGGGAGCACGGTTGGCGAACGCGAACCCGGAACGGTGGTAGGCCACCGCAGTGCCCGCATCCAGGCCGTTCGACTCCACGATCGTGAAGCCGTACAGCCTTCCGATGGTCGCGTCACGCAACGCAGAGTTGTCGCCGGCCTGGTCGACCGACCGGAACCCTTCCACGGTGAGCAGACGGGTAGCGATGTCGGCCGACACGGCAAGGAACCGGTCTCCCGACGGGACGTTCGCCTCAGTGAGTGCCTGACGGGCTTCGAGCAGTGTTGCGATGGTGTCAGCGTCAGTGGCGCTGAGCGCGAAGTCTCCTTTGGAAGTGAGGCCGTTCATCGCCGCGGCGAGTTCGTCCTCAGCGCCGCGTGCCACTGCGTCGACCTGGACGGCGAGGATCTGAGCACCGAAGTTGACGAGTTCGTACGTCATCTCTTCGGCCGTGATCCGCTTCGCGTGGTACAGGTGCGAGAGGGACACGTTGACGGGCGTCTCGGTCACGTCGTCGTAGGTGATGGTTGCACCCGGCGTGGCCTGCTCACGGGCGGTGCCGGGCTGCGGAACACTGACGGTGATCGTTCCACCGTTCGGTCCGGTGTATTCCGCACCCGAGATCCGCGAGACGGTGCTTGGAAGCACGAGGCTGCGGGACAGAAGCCCCACAGACAGTCGAGAGATTTGCTGGCTGGTCAGGAGCGCCACGGTGTCCTCCTTAGTTCAGGGGGGGCCGCCGACGCCCCGTGACAGGACGTTCGTGCGGGATGGTTAGTAGCCGCGCCGCTTCACAACGGCGTTGGCGAGTTCCGCCGGGCTGCGGATGTCGTCCGCGTCCGACGGGGCCGAACCACCACCCTGGCCGGAAGGCCGTGTGGGGATGGTCGGTCTGGTGCCCAGGTCTTCGAGGAGGTCGTCCGCGTCTGCGGCAAGTTCCTCTTCGGTGTCTCCGGAGAGACGTTTGGCCTGCTTGAGCGTGAGACCCTTGTCGAGTGCGACACGGAGCCTTGCGGCTTCGTGTGCGGTGGGCTCAAGTTCCTTGATGCGGTCGTTGAGCTTGTCGACTTCGGACTTCTGTGCGTCCTCGAACTCCTGGACCTTGAGGCGTGCCTGCTTGGCTTCCTCGTTGGCCTTGTGCAGCGCCTTCACGACCGGGTGGTCGTCGGGGAGCCGGTCGTCTGCCGTCGCGGCAGCGGGGTCCGGGTCTGCGGGTGCAGGCGGGTCCGTCTTCGGGTCGTCTGCGGGTTCGGGTGTTGGGTCAGCCGTCACGGCTTCGCCTTTCCTGCTAGGTCCATCCCGTCGCGGGATAGGTGTTCGTGACCGCCCTCAGGGGCGGAAGCTGTTAGCGGTAGACGGGCTCCGCAGAGCACGCACAATGGTCGTGGGCAGCGAAACCGCCAGCCGCCGAGTAGATGCCCTTCGTAGCGATGTCGCCACAGAACGGGCACGGATCGCCGTCCGTGATACGCCGCCACCCACGCGCCTGCGGGTCGGCTTTCAGACTCTCCCGTACGGTCGCGTGCGACCCCTCGGACACGAACCTGCCCGCCGACCCGATCGTGCGGACCAGCGCAGACTGTGCGGCCTGCTGGGCGGTCTTGCCGACCTGGATGCCACGCAACGTCGTGTAACGGGCAGTGAACTCGAGCGACTTCCGCACCCGCACCTGAGACAGCACCGGGATAGCGGTGGACGGTGCCCGACCGGACACCCCCGCGCTACGGCGGAACCGTCGCAAGTACGCCTGGGCGTCCTGTGCGGACAGGTCGTAGCC